AATCTTTTACATCACGTGTCTATATTGCAAGAACAGTTAAATAAAATGCAAGTCGAATTTGAAAAGAATTATGGTACAGCTGATATTAACATTCAAGATGGTACTATAAACTACACAAAAGATGAGCAAACTAATTAGAAAAATTACTGTAGGTAAAGACTACAAGGAAAACGCTATGCACTACGCTGTAGGCCAAGATGTTTATGGTGGGCATACTATATGTGACATAATAGAAGAAAAAGATAAATATTCTATTTACATTAGAAAAAACAAAGACGTGTTACCTTGGAAAGACTTTAATAAAAATATGGCAGTGTCTGTAGAGTATAATTTAGAGTACTAATGAAAGCACCTTTTGACTTTGTTATAGAGCCAAAAGGTAATAGATACAACAATACTAAAAAAGTTGGTGATAAAAATCTTATATTAAACACTGAAATATTTAATCATCAATATATAAATAGAGAAGCCATTGTTAAATCTATACCTACGGCTTATAGTACTAAAATAAAACCAGGCGATACAATTGTTGTGCACCACAATGTATTTAGACGTTGGCACGACGTTAAAGGTGTTGAAAAAAACAGTAGAAGTTATTTTAATGAAAACACATATCTTGTAAAACCAGATCAAATATTTTTGTATAAAAGAAATAATAAATGGTTAGCTACAGATGGATATTGTTTTGTACAACCAATAAAACAAAGAGATAAACTAAAATCAGGTGAAGAAGAAGAGTGTGTAGGCATAGTTAAATATACTGACGGCATTAACAACATTGGTGATCTTGTAGGTTTTACACCTTTTTCAACTTATGAGTTTGTAATCGACGGTAAAAGATTATATAGAGTTTTAAATAAATTTATTACAATTAAATATGAATACGAAGGAAACGAAGAGGCTTATAATCCAAGCTGGGCACAGAGCAGTTGAAGAATTAATTAACGTCGCTAAAGAAAAGATAATTACAAACACAGATGATGACGTTAGTGCTGATAGATTAAAAAATGCCGCAGCTACTAAAAAACTAGCAATATTTGACGCATTTGAAATACTTAACAGAATACAAGAAGAAGAAAACTTGCTTGAGGGCAAAACACCTGAAAAGACAGAGAAAAAAGCTTTTAAAGGATTCGCAGAAGGTAGATCTAAGTAATGTACAAGCAAAATTTAGTTAAGGTCGTAGAACCAATAAAAAAAACAACAATCACACGGATGAACCGTGGTAAAAAATGGAAATATGGATACAATAAAGAACATGATATTATCGTTATATCAAAAACTGGTAAAATTGGTGAAATACTTGAAATACAAAATTTGCGGGTGGCTTTGCCGTTGCTGCCAGTGCGACTGCAGCACAAAATAGGTAAGTGGCAAAAAATAGAGTATCCAAAACAACTAAGTAAACTTAAAAATATATTTGATTGGAGATCTTATCCTGAAGATCAAAAAGAAGAGTGGTATGATTATATAGACGAAGAGTTTAAACGTAGAGATGAAGGCTTTTGGTTTTTAAATAATAACAAGCCAACATATATAACAGGTAGTCATTACATGTATTTGCAGTGGAGTAAAATAGATGTAGGTGCACCTGATTTTAGAGAAGCAAATCGTTTGTTTTTTATATTTTGGGAAGCTTGTAAAGCTGACAAAAGATGTTACGGTATGTGTTATCTTAAAAATAGACGTAGTGGTTTTTCTTTTATGTCTTCAGCCGAAACAGTTAATTTAGCAACAATATCGAGTGATAGTAGATATGGTATATTATCTAAAAGTGGTGCTGATGCTAAAAAAATGTTTACGGACAAAGTTGTTCCAATATCGGTTAATTATCCTTTCTTTTTTAAACCGATACAAGATGGTATGGATAGGCCTAAGTCTGAGCTTGCTTATCGTGTACCTGCAAGTAAGTTTACGCGTAAAAAAATTACTGCAAACGAACAGCAAGAAGACTTGGTTGGACTTGATACTACTATTGATTGGAAAAATACAGGTGACAATAGCTACGATGGAGAAAAGCTTAGTTTACTAGTACACGATGAGAGCGGTAAATGGGAAAGACCTGATAATATATTAAACAACTGGCGAGTAACAAAAACTTGTTTACGTTTAGGTGCTAGAATAGTAGGTAAATGCATGATGGGTAGTACTAGTAACGCATTAGATAAAGGTGGTGGTAATTTTAAAAAACTATACAATGACTCAGACGTTACTAAGCGTAACAGAAATGGACAAACAAAGTCTGGTTTATATTCTCTTTTTATCCCAATGGAATGGAACTATGAAGGATTTCTTGACAAATACGGACAACCAGTATTCAATAACCCAGATCATGATGTATACGGACCAGACGGTGAACTAATAGATTATGGAATTATTGACCATTGGAATAACGAAGTCGAAGGTTTAAAAGGAGACTCAGATGCATTAAACGAGTTTTACAGACAGTTTCCAAGAACTGAAGAGCATGCGTTTAGAGATGAGGCAAAAAACAGTATATTTAATTTAACTAAAATATACGAGCAAATAGATTACAACGAAGGTGTTGGTGCTCAAGGAAATATAAGTAAAGGAAACTTTCAATGGGTCAATGGTGTTAAAGATACTCAAGTAATATTTTATCCAGATCCAAAAGGTAGATTTAATATAAGTTGGGTACCACCAAGTCATTTGCAAAATAGAATAACAGTTAAAAACGGCATTAAATATCCTGCAAACGAACACATGGGTGCTTTTGGTTGTGATAGCTACGATATATCAGGAACTGTAGATGGCAAAGGTTCTAACGGTGCGTTACACGGCTTAACTAAGTTTAGTATGGAAGACGCGCCACCAAACCACTTTTTTTTAGAATATATATCAAGACCACCAACTGCTGAAATATTTTTTGAAGACGTGTTAATGGCTTGTGTGTTTTACGGTATGCCAATACTTGCAGAAAATAACAAACCAAGATTGTTGTATCATTTAAGACGTAGAGGTTATAGAGGTTATAGTATGAATAGACCAGACAAAATTTGGAATAAACTATCAACTTCAGAAAAAGAAATAGGTGGTATACCTAATACAAGTGAAGATATAAAACAAGCTCATGCGGCTGCTATTGAAATGTATATACAACAGCATGTTGGTCATTTACAAGATGGTGTTTATGGTAATATATATTTTAATGAAACGTTAAATGATTGGGCTAAATTTGACATAACTAAAAGAACAAAGTTTGATGCCTCAATAAGTTCTGGTCTTGCTATTATGGCTTGCAATAGAAACTTGTACAGACCAAACGCAAAAATTGAAAAACCTAAATTAAACATAAGTATTTCTAAGTATACTAATACTGGTAATACATCAAAAATAATAAAATAAAACATGGCAGAATACGTTAATAATTATTTTCCTAGTCAAGTTGTAAGTGACGCTGAAAAGCTTAGCTATGACTATGGATTAAAAGTTGCCAAAGCTATAGAGCACGAGTGGTTTAACAAAGATCAAGGACTTAATAGATACCACAAGCATTACAACGATTTTCATAGATTAAGATTATACGCGGAAGGTAATCAGTCAATACAAAAGTATAAGGACGAATTATCTATAAATGGTGACTTAAGCTATTTAAATCTTGACTGGACACCAGTACCTATTATACCTAAGTTTGTTGACATTGTAGTTAACGGTATGTCTGATAGAAGTTACGAAGTAAAAGCTTACTCACAAGATCCTTACGGAATAGAAAAAAGAACTAAGTATATGCAGTCTATAATAGACGACATGAATACTAAAGAAATAAATGATTTTGTTCAACAACAGTTTGATGTAAATTTATACGAAAACGATCCAAATACTTTACCAGAAACACAAGAAGAATTAGAGCTACACATGCAACTTTCTTATAAGCAAGCTGTAGAACTAGCAGAGGAACAAGCTATAAACGTTTTAATGGAAGGTAATAATTATGAACTTATAAAGAAAAGATTTTATTATGATTTAACAGTTTTAGGAATAGGTGCTGTTAAAACATCATTTAATACTTCTGAAGGAGTTGTTATTGATTATGTTGACCCAGCTAACTTAGTTTATTCTTATAGCGACTCTCCTTACTTTGATGATATATATTATGTTGGTGAAGTTAAATCTATTCCAGTAAATGAACTTGCTAAACAGTTC